TACAATACAGATTGATACATTAGATGCAACTTTTACATCAAATGACACATTATTACTTTACACAACTATTGAAATAAGATATTATGAATGAAGTTGAAATACCATTAAAGATAACCGGCATTGGTGCTATCAAAGCTGAATTAAGAGAACTAAAAGGAGCTATTGCAGATGCAACTGATCCAGAACAGATTGCACAACTTGCCGCAAAGGCTGGGGAGTTGAAAGATCAACTTGCAGATGCTAATGATGCGGTCAATGCTTTTGCATCAGGCTCTAAGTTTGAGCAAATGAGTAACTCTATTGCAGGAGTTAAAGACTCATTGATGAGCTTAGACTTTGAGGAGGCACAGCAGAAGGCTCAAGTTCTTAGTAAAGCTATGGGTAAGATAAACCCAACAGAAATATCATCAGGCATAAAGAGCTTAGTTGCAACAGTTTCTATCTTAGGTGTAGCCTTTGCTAAAATGGGTGCAAGTATATTAGCTAACCCTATTTTTATAATTGCGGCTGTCATAGTTGCTATAGTGGTAGCCATTGGAATATTCTTAAAAAGCATAGGAAAACTTGATGATGTATTAAATGCTTTAATGTATCCTATTGATTTATTAGTACAAGGCTTTAAGGACTTGACTGATTGGATGGGATTAACAGATAATGCAGCTCAAGAGAATGCAGAGGCTGTTAAGGAGGCAAGTGAGAAAAATAGAGAGAGCCTCAAGGCAGAGAGTCAAGCAAGGCAGGAACTATATAACCTTACTAAGGACTTAAATGAGGAGGAGATAGCTGCCATTGAGGAGAAGTTAGGAATCCAGATAGATACAAGTCAGAGCATCTTTGACCTTAAGAGGCAACAGATAGAAGAGGACATGGCTATCAATCAAGCTGAGATTGACTCATTAAACTTAAAGAAGGAACTAACTGATGAGGATAAGAAGAGATTAGCTGACTTGACTAAAACTCAAGCAGACCTCGCTAATCAACAAGTGCAGAATGAGATAAACAAAATCAATGCTATAAGGAATCTCAATGTCAGCTTAGATAAGCAAATTGAGTTACTACAGGCTAAGCAAATCAAGGGAGAGTCTGAGCGTGCTAAGGCAATGCTTGACATCCAACAGAAGGAGGCACTTGCTAAGGTTGAGCAGCAGATTAAAGAGGCTCAACAGTTAGGTGATAGCACTGCACTTGCTAAGGCTCAACAGTTAAAGAACTTAATTATCCAGGACTTTAAGAGACAGGAGTTAGAGATAACTAACAAAGGGAATACAGCTATAAGCAAGGCTACCACAACAAGTGTGAGCAACACTAATAAAGAGGTAAAGAATAAATATTCTGAGGCACTTGCTGACCTACGCAAAAAGAATGAGGTAGCTTTGCAAGAGGCAGAGAATGCAGGTAAGTCAGAGCAAGAGCTTAGAGAATTACGCATAACACAACTTGAAGCTGAGAGAAAATATCTATCTGATAACCTCGCTAAAATCTATAAAAAAGAAGTTGATCAGAAGGCAGCTCTTGCTAAGATAGATAATGACCTTAAGAAAGCAAGAGATAAGAATGCTGAGGAGAGAGAAAAGGCAGAGAATGAGGAGTTGATTGCAAGGTTGAAAAGAAAAGAACTCAATGCAGCAGATGATATTGCTAAATTCGAGGCACAAAAGGAACTACTTGAAGCAGAGGCAAAGATAAAGATGGACTCACTTGAGGTAGGCTCAGAGGAGAGAGCATTGCTTGAGGATGAGACTGCTAAAAAGTTAAAAGAAATTGATGACCAAATCACAGTAAAAAAGATTGAGAATCAACAAAAGATTTTAGCAGCTGCACAACTTACAGCAGAGACTAAATTATCTAAGGAAGCCTTTGAACTTGAAAGATTTAAAGGTACTAAGGAGGAAGAGATTGCAGCAAATGAGGCATTTCTTCAAACTACATTAGATACACTTGATGCTCAAAGAACTGCTGAACTTGCAGCAAAAGACTTGAGTGAGTCAGAGATAGCTGCCATAAAAGAAAAATATCGTCAAGCTGAAATAGTAGCAGAAGAGACTAAAGCGGCTAAGTTGGTTGAGATAGATGATAAGGCAAGAGAAAAACTTAATGCAAATATTGAGGCTGGATTTCAACTTGCTACAACAGCAGCAGGAGCCATTGCATCAATACAAGACATTAACACAAAAAAGAAACTTAAAGGAGTACAACAAGGAAGTAAGGAAGAGGAGAAAATACTTAAGCAACAATTTGAGCAACAGAAAAAAATGCAGTTAGCAATGGCTGTTATCAATGGAGCTCAAGCCATTACATCAATCCTTGCTCAGTATCCTAAGTTTGATGGAGGTTTTGCTATGGCAGCTGCAATAGCTGGCTCAGTAATATCAACAGCTACAAGTTTAGCAACAATAGCAAGCACATCCTTTGAGGGTGGAGGTAATGCTCCAACTGCAGACACTAATAGTTTCACAGGTGGAGGTAATACAACAGGAGGCATGGCCACTCCATCAGTTAGTCTATTCGGTCAAGGTAACCAACTCAATAATGTAGGCAACCCGAACCAAGAGGGAGGAGGTCAGACTATCACAGTCAATGCTATAGTGAGTGAGACTGAGATGACCAACGTACAGAACAAAATTAATAAGATACAAAAGAACGCAGAACTATGACAAGTTATCAAGCATTAATCAATAAGATAGAGGCATTCTATAACGCACATCTACAGGTAAAAAAAGTAGGTAGTGACTTCGTGGAGCAGTTACCTAACTTTGCGACAAAGGATGAGAAATATCCTCTTGTGTTTATAGCACCTATCACAGCTATAGCAACTGAGAACACTAATACAATGAGCTTAGAGATAACCTGCCTGGACATCATACAAAAGGATAGAGCTAATATCACTGTGATACTCTCAGACTGTCATCAGATATTAGTTGACTTAGTGAACTATTTTACTTTCAGTGATGACTATAGCTTTGATGTATTAGGACAACCTGCCATAGTGCCATTGAATAATCAAGTGTTAGACTATGCAGCAGGGTGGGTCATGACCTTAGATGTTGACATGAGTAATTGGACAGATTGCCAAGTCCCTATTATAACAGAATCATAAGTTAATTACAATATAGGTATGGCTATCAATAGACAGAAAATATCTCAGATGACTCCCAAGGGGTCAGACCTTGATCCTACAGATTTACTTGAGGTAAGTGTTTTGAGTGGCTTTGGATACAACACATACTCTATCACAGGCCTTGAGTTGATGAGAGCTGCTGCATCATTGAATAACTTGTACACTCAGACAGCAACAAGCACACCTGTCACCAACACAACTACTGAGACCTCTCTACTTGATGGCGGCTTAGGTAGTTTAAGTATCCCTGCTGATGGGTTCAATGTAGGTGATAGCTTCCATGCTATACTAACAGGCCATATCTCAGCTGTCAACAATCATACCTTAACTATAAGGATAAAAAGTGGCAGTGTTGTATTGGCAACAACAGGAGCAATCACAATGGCAGGAACAACTACCAAGCATTGGAAATTAGAGATATACTTCACTGTGAGAGCTATAGGAGCAGCTGGTGTAGCATCAATAGCTGCAGGAGGTGCTTTCATGTACACAAAGAATGCATCCAACAACTTTGAGGGCACTAACTTTAGTACTGAGAACACCACTACCTTTGATACAACCATAAGCAACACACTATCAATCACAGCTCAATGGGGTACTGCCAACGCTGGGGACTCTATATACTCGGAAATATTCACTTTAAATAAAACATATTAAAAATGGCAACAGATAATGAAATCTTAATAGCTAAGAAAGGAACTTTTGTACTTAACAATACAACAGAGAAAACTGTAAATGTCAATGCTATTGTAGTCCTTGAGGATACTGTATTCAATCTTATCAAGATAGCAGGTGTAGATGTTAAGTCAACTTATATTGCTGCACCGGCAACAGCTGTGAAAGCAGGCACTATCATCAGAGCTACAGCGGCTCAACAATTCAGTGGAGTTAAGTTAACATCTGGAAGTGCATTGCTAATACTTGCATAATGATTGGCTATGGTAACAGCGTTTTTTTACGCACAGCTTGGGAAGTAAGTGGAGGGGTTTCTCCTGTCAACACTGTTGCTCCTGCTATAACAGGAACAGCACAGGAAGGTCAGACAGTAAGCTGCTCAACAGGTACATGGACAGGCACACCTACTATAACCTTTGCATATCAATGGAAGCGTAATGGCTCTAACATTGCAAGTGCAACTAACTCAACCTATGTCCTTGTGACAGCAGATGTAGGTCAATCAATTAAGTGTACTGTGACAGCTACAAATGGAATTGGAAGTGCCAATGCAGATAGTAATACAGTTACTCCCATTGCATACAATCAATATTCAATGACCTTTGACGGGGTTGATGAGGGAATAACAACTGGCAATATAGATTTTACTTCTGCTATATCTATTTCGTTTTGGATGAAAACAACGGACACGGGTAGTTTAAATTCAATAATATCAAAAGATGATACAAGTGTAAGATCATGGGGTGTTGTTTGGAGGGGTTCTTCTGCGGGTTTACGTAGGCTTTATTTCTTTGTATGGAATACTAATGGAACAGTGAATACAGTACAATCAACAGCTAATATATTAGATGATAACAATTGGCATCATATATTATGTACTTATAACGGTACTACTGGAACAAATGGTCTTAAAATGTATGTTGATGGAGTTTTGAACGGTCAAACAACTGCATCAAGTACAGGTATTCTTTCCTCAAATAGAGTGGTTACAATAGGTAAATTATCAAATGTAAATGATTGGTATTTTTCTGGAAGACTTGATGAGATAGCAATGTGGAATACAGATCAAAGTGCAAATATTTCAACAATATACAATGCTGGAAATCCTTCAAATTTAAGTTCGTTAACACCTAATCATTGGTGGAGAATGGGAGATGGAGATACATTCAGCACAAATTGGACATTAATTGATAACGGAAGTGGTGGAGTTAATGGAACTTCTGTAAACATGGAAATTACTGACAGAACAACTGATGTACCTTAATTAATTTATATGACAGATACTTATTCAATAATAGATATTAATGACCTATCCAAAGTAGATTTCACTCAAGTAGGTGAAACAACGTCAAGCACAATTAGAAAGTCATTGGATAATTCTAAATTTGTTTTAAAGTGGGATCAAACACCTACTTTTATAACAGATGGTACAATAGTTCCTTTACAGATATTAACTCATGCTGAATGCTTAGAATTAATGGAAACACCTGAATGGTCAAAACCCTTTGAATAATGGCACGCTACGCAAATAATGGTATATTCAATGTCAAGTATCCTACAAGGAGAAAGATACAACGCATCTTGCAGCAGATAATATCTGAGGATGGTGCTATTGATACAGGAGCTATGTATGACTCAGTGCGTATCAATGCTAAAATCCCTGCATTAGGTGAACTTGAGATACAGATTATTGCAATGTATTATTTTGGGTTTCTTAATAATGGAACTATCTACATAACACCTTATGACTTCTGTGCAGAGTTATCCAGGAGATTAGATTCAGAAGGTATAACAACAGAAATATATTCTCAATATACTGAATGGATGGTTGAAAGGTATCCTATATTACAAGTGGCAAATATATTAGGTGATAAGCGTTCTATCATTTATACATTTGAGCCTATAGGTGGAGATTTCTCAGCTCCTCTATCATTCAGAGGTATGTTATAGATTAAGCTCTTTTTTCATTGACAGCATATTAAAGGTAAGTACAAGAGGTAGGTCAGTTACTTGCTTAAACTTAGTCAAGTCCTCATTACAAAGAGAATAGAGTAGTCTCTCCCATCCCCATTTCACAGCAGACTTTTGTTCAGCTTGTGCCTTAGACTCATCGGATGTCATTGGTTTATTATCATCCTCCTCATCTCCATCCTCTTCATTAAAAAGTAAGTGATACTTATCCATGAAATCCTGTCTAAATGATAGGTACTCAGGTATGATACCATAGATATCATTGATACAGTACTCATCAAATAGTTCATGCCGGTCAAATGGATTGAACTCATAAGGCTCAAAGCTCAACTGCCCCCACTCATTAGTGGTATGTTGCCTGTACATGATAGATGCTATATGACAAAGATGCTTAATATAGTCATTGGCAAAGAAATACTCTAAGTCAATGAACTCACCACAGGTCAGCTTAGATAGTGGCTTGACCTTCCATTGCTCAATGTCTCTCTTGTAGTTCTTAGATGGCTCAGAGTTAATGAATGTAATATCATTGAGCATATTACTAACCTCACTTACATCTAAGTCCTCAAGTTCATCTGAGCTCACTCCTGCAAGAGCTGAGAGTATCTCTATCTCTCTGGCAAATACCTCCTCAATAGAATATAACTCTCTTATCTCTTTAAACTGCAGGACATCAATCTCACTCCACGATTTCGGGAGCTTCATTTTTCTTGATTTCTTTGGACAGTTTTTGTCCAATTTCTACTAAGTAAGGAACTGCTAACTCTGACTTGAGCTCTCTTATCATCTTTGCCTTATGCTTGATGTGAGTAGTATCATAGTGTTCTGCCTTGCTTAGATCATCTCTCTTGAATAAGATACCTAACATCTCAGAGATATATCCTTTATGCCTTGAGTTCATGACCTTCTCAATATGCTTAGTGTCTCTCACTGATAACTTGAACTCCTCACCTTCAAAGGCTGTGTACTTGTATCCATCAAGCTCAATAGTTGACTGTAGTTCTGGCTTACCTTTGATGTTGTTAAAATCCTTAACATAAGTTTTGAACTGTTCAATGGTGGTATGCTCAAAGTCATTCTCAGTAATACCAAACAACTCAAATACTTTAAGATGTTTCTCAATAGCATCTAAGTCCTGTTGTGCATGGATAGATGTGATATCCTCAAACTGTTGCACTGTTAACTCCTTCAATTGATTAGGAATTTCTTTGTCTAAAATTTTTACCATAGATTTTAATTTTTAACAAATATAACACTATTTACAATATAGGCATGGATAGACCTGTCTATAAGATAACTATTGACCCTGAGTACTCTGATGGAGAGGACTTAGGTATTGAGATGATTGCCTTCACTGCCAAGCCTGCTATTAAGGTAAAAGGTATGGCATTCAATCAAGCTACTCCAATGACATTCAGTGATGATATTAAGATGAGAATTGTGGCACCTGCTATGATACCAATGTCAATATATCGTAGAGATGAGGATGGCACTGAGTATGATGTGCTATTCACAGAGGAGGTCATTGAGTCTATCCATGCTAAGTTCATGCAGAACCTACAGAACAAAGATATCTTTAACTTAGAGCATGAGGCAGAGGAGAAAGTTCCTGCTTACATCCTTGAGGCTTGGATAGTTGAGAACCCTAAAAAGGATAAAGCATTCACTACCTATGGTATTGAAGTACCTAAGGGAACTCTAATGCTAACAAGTCAAGTAACTGATAAGGAGTACTATGATAGCCTTGTTGAGTCAGGTCAAGTAGGTTACTCTATTGAGGGATTCTTAGGACTTAAACTATCGGAATTATTAAAACTAAATACAATGAAGTTACCTGATGGAGAACACTTGATTGAGGATAAAATCTATGTTGTAAAAGACGGAGAGGTTATCGAGATCAAAGACAAAGAAGAACTGGCAGCAGAAGAACCTGCCACAGAAGAGGCTGAGCAAGAGGCTGAGACTACAGTTGATGAAGCTGCTGAGGATGTGCAAGAGGAGGAGGCAGATGCTGCCGCTGAGGATGTTGAGATGGCAGTTGACCCAACCACCGATGCTGAGGCTGTACTTGCAATAGTATCACCTGTGATTGAGGAGCAAGTTAATCAACTACTTGCTATCATAGCTGACCTTAAGAACCAAATGGAGGAGTACTTAGCTCCAAGAGATGAGGAGATTGAGGTTGAGGCTAAGAACCAAAAGATGAGCTCAAGAGAGCTATTTAAAGAATTTGTAAAATTTTCAAAAACCAAATAAAATGAACCGTAATTTAAAATTTAATTTAGAGGTTGAGACTAACGCATTATTGTGTGCCAACCCTGAGGAGTTCTACTCAAAAGCATATCTTCAATCAGAGGATATTGCATCTAACTTTCGCTCTTTACCGGGCATCAAGTCAAAGACAAAACTTGCTAATGTAACTTTTGGTAACATCTTACAAGCATCTACTTGTAACTTCTCTGCTCCTGATGATTCATTAGATGCAGTTGATATTGATGTATGTCCTTTGTCAGCTATGGCTCAATTATGTCAGTTTGACTTAGAGCAATCATTCTTAGCTTTACAAATGGCAAAAGGATCTAATGGTGATTTCACTGTTGCATCTTTTATGTCATACTACTGGAATGAAATGGCATTGACTATCGGTCAAGATATCGAGTTGTTGAGATGGCAAGGTGATACAGAGTCTGAGGATGATTTATTGTCTTTGTGTAATGGATACTTGAAAGGACTTTGTGGAGATGTGGCAGTGAATGGATTGTATGCAGGTGCTATTGATACATCAAATGTACTTGACCAATTGAGTGCTGTACTTGCTCTTGCTCCTTCAACTATTAGCAGAAGAAAAACTGAGTTAAGATTTTATGTATCTACTAATGTAGCTAATGCTTATGAGCTTGCTGCTGCACAAGGTAACACTTTGACTTATGTTACTACTCCATTAGGTTTAACATTCTTAGGAATCAATGTAGTTGTTTGTGAAGGGATGCCAGATAACACTATCTTGTTGACTTTGAGAAATAACCTTATCTATGCATTTGATGCAGAGGGTGATGACAAAGCATTGAAAGCTGTTAACTTATCTGACACTGTAGCTGAGCCTTATTTGAGAACTCGAGCTAACATGAAAGTAGGATTCCATTATGTTAACCCTGCAGAGATTGTTTTGTATAACGTATGTTTTGACTAATCTCTCCCTTATATATAACGGGGGTAGAAATGCCCCCTATTTTTAAACACTAAAAAAAAAACTAAAATGAGCTGTGTAACTTTAGAAACAATTTTGAAAAGCTGCGACAACAACTCTGGAGGTATCTACCGATTTTTAGTTAATAGACAAGATCAAGTTGATGAGGCTAATATCACATTAGATGCTGCACCAAATGATTGGACTATTGACTCTTTACCTTTAATAGGTGGAGGTGATACATTCATTGAATTGGAGTTCAGAAGAAACGTATCCTCATACACTGAGGACTCAGCTATTGACTTAATCAATGGATCTACTTATGTGACTGCAACAATAAACTTGATGTTCCACAGAAGAGACCAGGATAAGTCAAAAGCTATTAACATATTAGGAGCAGGCCAACAATACTTAGCAGGTATTGTACAGGATGCTAACGGAAAATATTGGTACTTCCCTTACTTGCAGTTATCTGCAACAGGTGAAGGCTCAGGTACAGCTCGTGCAGATGGTAGTAAGTACAGCGTTACTTTGGTAGCGGAGAACCCTACTTTGGCATATGAGGTTGACCCTGCTATTATTGCCGGACTCCTTTAATCTTGCCATAGATTATAAACTAAGAGCCTCACTTCGGTGGGGCTTTTTTAATAATTATTTCTTTGAGATACAATATAGGTATGATATATCTTGAGAAGGATACTGTTAACACCTTTGTGTTGACACTTACAGAGGTTACAACAATCTCTAATCCTTATTATTTATTTGAATTTGAGGATGAGTTTGACACTACAGCTAACCCTATCTATTGGCAGGGAGTTGATAGTTCATCATGGCCTTCAAGATATAACCTATTTACTATCGATGAGCCTACTGATATAGACTTTATTAAGGGGCAATACAGATATAAAGTTTATGAGAGTCCTACTCCAACAGTTGATCCTACAGGATTGACTATGATAGAGGAGGGCCGCATGGTAGTGGCAGGGATACAAACTAATTCAATCTATGACTAATGGCATGGTATAACAGATTTATAGGCAACAAGCCACAAACAGCAGAGATAGTTGAGGGATATCAGTC